ATTCAGACTGTTCTCAGTTTGTGCAGGAGATGTTTGAAACGATCGGAGTACAGGTACCGCGTACTGCAGCTCAACAGGCTAAAGCGGGAACTGCGGTATCAAAGAAAAATCTTCAAGTTGTCTCTTTGCCTGTTCTTGTTTACTGGAAGATAGCGTTCCACTATCAATCATTTGTTTAAGTGAGTTATGTGCATTAACCATTTTAGGTAACAAATCAATTTGCCGTTGATATTGGCTGATCATCTGCTGACTGGCTGAGTCATTGTCCTTAAGGCTCTGAATTCTTTCACGCTCTGCCTTATCTGCTTCGCCACTCTTAAATGCGAATATTGCAATTGCCCCTACGAGTAAGGATAATCCAGCAGTTGCTGCGGCCATCGTTATTGTTGCTGTAGCTTGCGCTTTACTCAGGGCACTAGTAGCCACAGTAGCTGCTCCTGTAGCGACTACTTGCGCTTCCCTTGTAGCAGTCTGTTGCACAGTAGAGACGATAACTCCTTCACTGGAAACGATATTGACTGTATTCGCAGCACTGTTTGCAGCCGTAGCCGCTGTACCAGCAACCGTTGTAGCAGCTTCTTTCGCTTTAGCCACATTTAGCACTTCAATTGCAGCGACTACAGCCATAACAGGGCCGCGCAACGCTTTATACGCAAGTAATAGACCAGTCAAACCCGCAGTTGCGGCATAAACACCTGTTGGTATTTTAGTTAATCCGATCAGGAGTTGATCTATACCATCTAGTACGTCTTTGATCATCTGACGAAGGCCGTCTTCTCCAGCCGTGTTAAAAATCTCAAGGAGGGATGTTTTGGTCTGTGCAGCCTTCCGCTGAATTGTATCCATCTGAACGGTTAGATACTGCATTGTGGAGCCGGTGGAACCGACAGATGCAGCCGTACCAAGCAGGATGTCACCCACATTAAGAGAGGCAGCCAATTTTGCGTATTGATATACCCCGCGTGAGATATCCGCATAGGATTGTGTGAGGTCATAGTTTTTGTCTGTCACCTGAATGGACAAATCCAATAGAATGTCTTCGGCTTTACGCCATTGTTCAACACCATCGACTACTTCTTTGGTCTTGACACCAAGACGCTCAATCTCATCCACGGCTTTATCCGTCCGGATTGTTCCCAGAACCGTTTTCCACATGTTGCCCAGGTTCTCTCCTGACAGAGCGGTATTCCGCACACCAGAGGAGATCAGCCCGTTCATCACATCGAATGATACACCCGTTTCTGCCGCTATCTTACCAGTACGTTGGAAGGCTGCTCCTAGGTCACGGGCTGGAGCCATAGTATCATGGGCAACCTTAGACCAAGAATCAAGTACTCGGTTACCAATTACCATGGCATCATTTGCATCGCTGATGTGCACACCATATTGAGACATTACGGACTCCATAGACTTGGTTGCTTCCTCAAGCTCAACCATGTCCACTGTAGATAACTTGGTAGATTGGCGAACCAATTCCTGAACAACATTCACATCCTTGTACATACGACCCCAGAGACGAGCAGATTCGGTTACATCCAAGATGTTTGATCCAAGTTCGTGAGCTGTTTGTATAAAAGCTTTTGTTTCGCGGTTTAGCTTTTGTGTATCCATAACCATCTTGTTCGTTCCATCTTCGAAATGAACAAAATAGTGTTCGTTGGTCTGCACGTAACCGGCCATGTTGGACTCAATATCCACTAAACCTTCTTTCATGGCTTGGGTTACTTCGTGCATGGCTTTGTACATCGTATGGAACACGACTGCGTGTGTGGCCATGTCTCCTAATCTGCCGATCCAACTTTTAGAGACAGCATCCATTGTGGACCCCATCCGTTTGGTTTGCTGTTCAGTTTGTGACAAGGCTTGTCTGATCCGTTGTTCCTCTTGTAACACTTTTTCCCTGAGAGCTTCTTCTTGACGTTTTCGCTCAGTCAAGGCCATGCGAATCTTCTGTTCCTCTTGTAGTACGCGCTCTCTCGTCCGGTCATCCGTTCCTGTCCCCGTTGCCTTTGCTGCCTCCTGCCCGGTCTTAACAGAACGATTCTGAAGAATCTGCATCTTTTGTTGATGTTCACGTTCGGATTGCTCAATCTGTTGATTACGCCTTTTGATCAAGGCTTGCTGAGCCTGCATTTTAGCATCAATCAAGCGATTGGTTTGCTCCAACTGTTGAGCCCTCGCACCAAGCAAGGCAGTTTGAGCAAGTTTTTGCTTATGTTGAGCTTCAACTTCAGCGAGTATCTTTTGGCGGCGTTGATCCGCAGTTAAGGCCATCTTATCCATTGCTGATGATATATTCTTGTATGACTTCTCAGCGGATGATAACTCAGCATTCAGCGCCTTGAACGCATCAGCATTACCTTTAGCACCCGTATCAATGTTTTTAAATGATTGTAGCACTGTACCGGTGTCTAATTTTATCCGCGCAGCAACAACATCCCTGTTCGTACCCTCTGCCATATTGCCTCCTTCCTACCTTGGCTGGAAGAAACCAAGATCGGATAAGTATTTTGCTTTCTTCGGCTTTTTGTTTTCAACCGAACCACCGTGAAGAGTGATTTCGAATTCACGAGAGCGCTGTTTTTCATTCATCAGTGCTCGGATTTTAGGTATGGTCATATTAGGCCACTCTGTATCAGATATTCCGTTGCTGATACAGAGTGCCCATAGACCCATCCAGTCTGTTCCTGGTTGATCTACTTCACCTTCATCCGAATCCTCATCATCGTCATCGGAATCAGGATCTGGAGGAAAAGACTCCTTATAGAAATCGGTCCAAAACATCATCCAATGCCTGGATGCCCTCCATGTCCACTTGTTCAAACTCTTCATCCGTTAGTCCTTCTACAAAGATCATGTCAAATGCTTTCAAATACGCCTGCTCAATAGCCGGACAGTCAATAGCTGGGATATCCTGCTCACCAACTTGCGTTGCTTCAATAGCATCCCGTCCAATGACGTAACTAAAGCGAATGCCTTTGAGATTCTTGGCGTGCTGTCGCACTTCCCGGATCAACTTTATTGTCCCGACCTTGATAGTTTTATGGATACCTTCAGCCAAACGCACTGTGCTTCCAATATTCAAAGTCTGGTCCAATGTTTTCTCTTCTTGGGTTTCAACTGCTTGTTCAACTTCACTCATGTTCATTCTCCTTTGAATTGAAATATAGTTTTTACCAAAAAAAGAACCCCACCGATTACCGGCAGGGTTGCAAATATTTGTTTAGATTCCGAACTTGATTGTCATTGCATAACCGTTCGGATTTTCCGGTGTACGATCCGGCTCCATAACTTGCAAATCCATGGTAGACGTATTAGCTTTCTTACGCTCCTGAGAAACGTCAAGCGTACCGCCGCCCAAAGCCTTGAAGATTGTAAGTTGGCATTGAATTTCGCTGTTTGTTTTATCGTCAATCAGTTTAAAACGATGTGTGAATTTGAATGCAGTAGGACGGCGAGTTCCGCTGAAAGAAGTCTCCGTTCCTTGTTCAGTCCAAACATAAGTCACAAGCAGTTCTTTTCCGTTATTTGCAGCCGTTGATTCAATTAATCCTTCTGCCGTAATGGTGTACTGTTGATCTGTAGGTGTCGATGCTACTCGGGTAAGTGGTGTCAACGCATCTGTATCAGGGTCTTTCAGATATACTTCGTCACTATCCTCGACGAGCGTATCACCAAAAGCAAGCTTATAACCACCTGATTTCAGGAATGCTGTCTCTGTTTCATCAAAGGTAATAGACCCTTTCTCTGTTTTACCCCCTTGAGACATATCGGCAATAGCTGCTGAATAACGCGGAACTTCAATACTTACTTTGTCTTGAAGGTCCCCTGCGGTGTAGTGAAAAGCATAACCACTGTCGCCGCCCATAACCGCCTGCCAGTCAAATTGCAGTTGTAACGTAACCTTTGTTACCTTGTCCTCAACGTACTTAATTGTGTTATCCAAATTACGGGCTACGATTGTTCCTACGCCATCAAAAACGAGTGGTCTCATATTTATCCTCCTTGGGTGTAGAGTTGATTAAACAAGCTCCCAGAGCCGTGCATCAATCTCTTCAATTCGTTTATATTCCTTCGTGTCTTCATACCCTTCAACCGGTTCCTTGCCATCCATCAATCCGAGTTTTTGTGCGAGACGAACCTTTTCTCGGATCAACTTCTCCAGCTCAGGAAATTCTTCCTTAGGTTCCGGTTTGGTATTTGTTACTTCCGCTTGTTTTTCAGACATATCCTCACCTCAATTCATTCGGAGATAGTCCACATCAAATATGGCCTTATATCCTTTGACACCTTGTATTCCAGTTGCAAAATCAGCATCATACGTTAATACGCAAAGGTATGTCGCCCAACCTGGCATTGTAATACGTTTATCATGGAAAACACGGAATGATCTTTCGAATAATTTCTTGGAGTCATAGCCTGTACTGGCATAAAAATCAAGACAGAATTTTCCTTCGAATACCAATTGGTTGGGAGAGAAACGGCCTGGCATCACATATTGGCAGATATGCGGAACAGTTTCATGACTTACCACAATTTCGGGTTCCATTCCTTTTGTAAATCTCTTCACGATCTCCTTTGAAGGAGATGAAGAATTAAGATTAAGCATTTCCATGAGTTCAGCGTCACCTTTAAGCGCATGCTGTACAGCATCTAACAATTCCAAACTCAATTCTTCACCTCCCGGAAGTATCGGTGGTATGGAAACTCCGTAATGACACGACTGATTCCGCTCAATATCCGCTCACGATTGGATTCAAGAGCGATACGCATGAAATAAGTAGGAGGAGTGGCTTTAAACGAAGGATCAAGATCCCCGCGTTCTGCCAGCTCCTCCAAATCCACGCCTGCATATCCACCTTTTGAAATCTTAATTGTTCCGTCGATGGCCCTGTACTTTCCTGGCCCACGACCTACGACAACCTTGCTTCCTTTTGACCTCAGTCTGTTCCAAGCTTCACTGTTCATATAACTGACCAGACCCGGGTTTTGACTCGGTCCAGCCATAAGTGAGCCTTTACCGAACTGTTCCAGCCAGGCTTGCCAGTAATCAGCGGTGATGTCACCTGAAATCATTTGGTTCGCCAGCACAATCATTTGCATTTCCAAACTCTCTCTGACAGCAGGATAGTATCTGATACCAGTCTTAGCGGTAAGCATAACGATTTTCGTCAGACCTGTGATTTCAACCGCCAACTTGTTTTCCAAGTCCTTCGCTGCACGTTCAGCATCATAACCTACAATCATCGCCGGTCCTCGCACAACTGAATATGTAGAAGATTCGGATACTTGATCCGATCCACCACATCCACTTGATATTTCTTACCAGCAATCACGATGCGGTCTGGACTTAACAATGACGGATCACTCGGTTCCCTGACATCAACACTGGTCTGCAAAAGAAGAACCAGCGAAGTTGTAGATAGAAGACCAGGTTCTTCTTGTCTCAACTGAGCAGAGACATGTTGAGCGAAACCAATGATATCCCCGGCTACGAGTGTAAACTCAGGTTTGCCCTTTGGATTGTCATTCGTATCGAACTCCTGCATGTACCGCTGGACTTCCGCGGTAACGTTCGTTTTGATTAAAGAACAGTATTTGTCCGTATCAACCGTATTTCGGATTGTCTGGACTAAGAAAGAATCACTCGTCCGCACCAAAGAGCCCCGTTCAACCAGTGAATCGGGTGAAAAGAGTCCATTGTACACGTATTCTTTGCCCATTACAGTCGTTGCTTTTGTTTCACGAGACAGAATGACCGATTCCTCATTTTCGTCCACTGTACAGGCAGTGTGACGGTGAGAGAACTCATAGAACATTTATCTTCACCTACCTAAATGACCGAAGCTCGAACTCCGACAACAAATCGGCAATCTCCGGTGTGATCATGTTATTTCCAAAGTACTCAATGCTGTAATCGAAATCCTTCTTCGACTTCACATTAGAATTAGGATTGGTAGCCATCTGACCAATGAGCAACCCGCAAGCTACCTTTACTTTATCAGGTATGATTTCCCAACCACTCGTGTAGCTCACTTCCAACTCTCCGTAGCTTGATCCGAAAGGCGAGTGTCCGCACCAGACAGTTCCGATCTCCTTGTCCACGTCTATAATACTCAGATCATCAATGGTTTCGAAGTTAGGGGAACCGAAGAAATTCCCGAGAACACCCTGTGTAGGTCTTCCTTTTGCGCTAAGCACATCAACAACAGGGTAATAAGACAAGTGTCCTCGCTGCGCATCAGTGAGCCGTATACGCTCGGTGTATGCCTTTACCCCAATCTCACGCTTACACTTGCCGTCAATAATGGCAGATGCTCGAATGATCAAAGGTTCTGTTAGTTTGACACCGGCAGGAACATAATCGATATCGGTAACTTCGAGGTAACGGCTCATTTCACATAACCAGCCTTGATGAGCGTATTTCCTAGTGTGCTCGGAACAAATGTCTTTCCTTCCTGGAATGTCACAATCCCTCCGTTGAAATGGATAGAATGCGAGCCTTTACACTGGCTTGGCGTGCCGATCAAAGTCAATTCAACAACATCAGGTATTTCTTCTTTTGGCTGTTCAACAACCTTGCTGGATATAAAAGCTTCTCGTGCTTCATTCAGCACGTTATTTCCAACTTCGAATTGACTCGGTTCAGCACCATCAGTTGCTGCCAATGATTCAGCTTCTTTGATGGCACTCTGAAAAGCTTCAACAGCAGCAATTGGATACTGCCCCGGGTCATCTCCGGCTTTCATTTGGGATAACAGTTCAATAGCAGCAGAAATAGCATCCTTCAATCTGTCCAAATTCGATTTTGCCACGAAGTCATTCTCCTTTCTGTAAGACGGCCCTTCTGGGCCGCCTTGAACTTGATTAGCCTACAGCAGCAATTGTAGGACGCTCGATAGTTCCGTACGCGTGAGCGTAACTTGGACCTTTAGCAACCGGTGCTCCATATTTCACACCAACGTATTGTTCCAGCAGGTTGCTAGTTGTTCCAAGTTCGAACAGGAACATACCCTTTTCACCAACATAGTGATACTCAATCATGGATTCGGTAACAATTGCGATACCGTAATCCGTATTGCCTGTGTTAGTCTCGTTTGCTTTAGAAGGCATAAACGGCTCAGGGATGATCGGTAACAAGCCAGCCGCTGTCATGATAGTTGGAACCTCAAGACCAGCTACAACTGTTTTGCCAAAAGGATCAGACATTTTTCCGCTTTCTACAGCCAAACGTACTTCCTCAGTCATGTGATAATGACCGATTGGGTGAATGTAGATCGCTGTCGGTAGTACTTCATATTTCTCGCTTCCTACCATTGCGGCAACTTTTGCGCGAATAGCAGCAACAATCGATGCTCCAACACCTACTGTGAACGTATTTGTGATCTGACTAGGAATGCCCATGTACTGTCGAGTAGTAGGAACGGCCAAAGCTGTGTCATTTCCACGCCATAGTGCTTTACCATGTGTCAATGCAATACCATTTAGCATGTCATCGAGATCCTTGGCCTTCAGTTCCGGGAAGTTATTTTGCTGTTGTCCGAGAGTGACATCGTAATGACCAAAGTTGACCTGATTCGTCAAAGCCTTGATCTTCACCCCATGAGGCGTGCGTTGATTGCTTGTTGGTGTAGCCGAAGGATTACGAGGGTCAATGAAATCCCCGCCGTTTACAGTGTTTTGTTCATAGTAAGTTGAGATGTCTCCTGTAGCCGGTACATAATTGATTCGTCCATCCAAAACCGATTTCCGGCGAAGAATGTCCGTAATTTCTTTTTGATAATCATCCGTAATCAGAGCACCTGGTCCTTGGAATTGAGTTGCTGCTGCGATATCAACGAATTGAGCTTGTCCAACACGGCTGTTCATATATTACACGCTCTCTTTCTGGGCAAATTGTGCTTTTGCCTGCATTTTTAATTTGAATGATTCGGAGGACGAAAGGTTCAGGGCATCAACTGAAGCACAAAAGGTTTTGTAATCAGTCCCATCTTCGCTTCCAGAAAGGTTAGCACCATATTTCGAGAGCAATGAAGTAGCGCTAATTGTTTTTCGTTCTGGCTCGCCAGGAGGTGTAGCCGCAGCCTTCAACTCTTTTAGTTCTTTCTCCAATGCAGTTGCTTTGTCTTGAGCTGCTTTCAGATCAGCAGCAGCTTGTTCCTCTGCCGTCTTTTGCTCATCCTCTTCCTTCGATGCCTTCATACTTGTAACTTCGGTTTTAATAGACCCGACCTCTGTCACAACACTTTGCACACTGGCCGTAATCACCGTCATACTTTCTTGTAATGTCTTCATAGCATCTTCCATAGCTTTCGCTTGTTCCGGTGTCATATCGACATCCCCCTGTTCTTTTGTTGTATTTCGAGCTGCAAAGCTCGTTGTTTTATATGCAGCGGCATCAGCGAATAAGATTGCTGCTCCTGTTCCACAAAACTCCATCACATCAAGCACGTTCTCGTCATCGGATGCATTCTGTACAGATGCTTCCATTTCAAGAGATGCACCGAATTGATATTCACTCCAGTTGTATTCCTTTGCCAGCCCGTTGTAATAACGGATGGTTGCAACCACATCCGGAAAGTCTTTGCCATAGATAAAACCCTCAATCCACGCATATCCATCCATGCTCCGTGATGCCTTTTCGATGAATGCCACCTTAAAACGAGGATCGTGGTCTGCCATTCCGTTTACATAATCAATGTTGAGTGCCATACCTACAAACGTTTGTAAGTACTGATCACATACACTTGATGAAATTCTGATCTTCTTTCCTCCAGCACCATGTGGTGAACCGTCACTTGGCTGATCAACGGCAAATAGCGCACACTTGAAAGGAACTTTGTTGGGATGTCCACCTTCATCAGATAATTTAAAGTCCTGAACACGCATCCGTTGATTACTCAATTTCAATGTTTTGAGCATTTAACTTCTCACCCCCTCCCACGGAAAGTTCTCGCTCACCATATCTCTGTGAAAATAAAAAAACACCAGCTCATTTAAGCGGTGTTAAGGTTCATCTTCTTCAGTTGTGTTTGATGGAGAATCACTCATTGTTTCTTTGACTTGCTGTTCGGTACCAACAGAATCATTCAGGTTAATTACAGTTGTCTTGCCCGGAACAAGCGGAAGTAACAAATACCAAACCGGAACCTAAGGAAGAATTTCCTGAGCTGGAGAAGTTGATCCGAGAAAAGGTTCGTCTCGCACAAAAACTCGGATTGATGGATGGCAAGGAACCGGTTGAAGGGTATGAAGACACGAAGGAATATAAACGAATTGAAGAGATTGATGCACGGCTCTGGGAGCTTGTTTAATCAACTCTACACCCAAGGAGGATAAATATGAGACCACTCGTTTTTGATGGCGTAGGAACAATCGTAGCCCGTAATTTGGATAACACAATTAAGTACGTTGAGGACAAGGTAACAAAGGTTACGTTACAACTGCAATTTGACTGGCAGGCGGTTATGGGCGGCGACAGTGGTTATGCTTTTCACTACACCGCAGGGGACCTTCAAGACAAAGTAAGTATTGAAGTTCCGCGTTATTCAGCAGCTATTGCCGATATGTCTCAAGGGGGTAAAACAGAGAAAGGGTCTATTACCTTTGATGAAACAGAGACAGCATTCCTGAAATCAGGTGGTTATAAGCTTGCTTTTGGTGATACGCTCGTCGAGGATAGTGACGAAGTATATCTGAAAGACCCTGATACAGATGCGTTGACACCACTTACCCGAGTAGCATCGACACCTACAGATCAACAGTACACCATTACGGCAGAAGGATTAATTGAATCAACGGCTGCAAATAACGGAAAAGAACTGCTTGTGACTTATGTTTGGACTGAACAAGGAACGGAGACTTCTTTCAGCGGAACTCGCCGTCCTACTGCATTCAAATTCACACATCGTTTTAAACTGATTGACGATAAAACAAACAGCGAAATTCAATGCCAACTTACAATCTTCAAGGCTTTGGGCGGCGGTACGCTTGACGTTTCTCAGGAGCGTAAGAAAGCTAATACGTCTACCATGGATTTGCAAGTTATGGAGCCGGATCGTACACCGGAAAATCCGAACGGTTATGCAATGACAATCAAGTTCGGAATCTAAACAAATATTTGCAACCCTGCCGGTAATCGGTGGGGTTCTTTTTTTGGTAAAAACTATATTTCAATTCAAAGGAGAATGAACATGAGTGAAGTTGAACAAGCAGTTGAAACCCAAGAAGAGAAAACATTGGACCAGACTTTGAATATTGGAAGCACAGTGCGTTTGGCTGAAGGTATCCATAAAACTATCAAGGTCGGGACAATAAAGTTGATCCGGGAAGTGCGACAGCACGCCAAGAATCTCAAAGGCATTCGCTTTAGTTACGTCATTGGACGGGATGCTATTGAAGCAACGCAAGTTGGTGAGCAGGATATCCCAGCTATTGACTGTCCGGCTATTGAGCAGGCGTATTTGAAAGCATTTGACATGATCTTTGTAGAAGGACTAACGGATGAAGAGTTTGAACAAGTGGACATGGAGGGCATCCAGGCATTGGATGATGTTTTGGACCGATTTCTATAAGGAGTCTTTTCCTCCAGATCCTGATTCCGATGACGATGATGAGGATTCGGATGAAGGTGAAGTAGATCAACCAGGAACAGACTGGATGGGTCTATGGGCACTCTGTATCAGCAACGGAATATCTGATACAGAGTGGCCTAATATGACCATACCTAAAATCCGAGCACTGATGAATGAAAAACAGCGCTCTCGTGAATTCGAAATCACTCTTCACGGTGGTTCGGTTGAAAACAAAAAGCCGAAGAAAGCAAAATACTTATCCGATCTTGGTTTCTTCCAGCCAAGGTAGGAAGGAGGCAATATGGCAGAGGGTACGAACAGGGATGTTGTTGCTGCGCGGATAAAATTAGACACCGGTACAGTGCTACAATCATTTAAAAACATTGATACGGGTGCTAAAGGTAATGCTGATGCGTTCAAGGCGCTGAATGCTGAGTTATCATCCGCTGAGAAGTCATACAAGAATATATCATCAGCAATGGATAAGATGGCCTTAACTGCGGATCAACGCCGCCAAAAGATACTCGCTGAAGTTGAAGCTCAACATAAGCAAAAACTTGCTCAAACTGCCTTGCTTGGTGCGAGGGCTCAACAGTTGGAGCAAACCAATCGCTTGATTGATGCTAAAATGCAGGCTCAGCAAGCCTTGATCAAAAGGCGTAATCAACAGATTGAGCAATCCGAACGTGAACATCAACAAAAGATGCAGATTCTTCAGAATCGTTCTGTTAAGACCGGGCAGGAGGCAGCAAAGGCAACGGGGACAGGAACGGATGACCGGACGAGAGAGCGCGTACTACAAGAGGAACAGAAGATTCGCATGGCCTTGACTGAGCGAAAACGTCAAGAAGAAGCTCTCAGGGAAAAAGTGTTACAAGAGGAACAACGGATCAGACAAGCCTTGTCACAAACTGAACAGCAAACCAAACGGATGGGGTCCACAATGGATGCTGTCTCTAAAAGTTGGATCGGCAGATTAGGAGACATGGCCACACACGCAGTCGTGTTCCATACGATGTACAAAGCCATGCACGAAGTAACCCAAGCCATGAAAGAAGGTTTAGTGGATATTGAGTCCAACATGGCCGGTTACGTGCAGACCAACGAACACTATTTTGTTCATTTCGAAGATGGAACGAACAAGATGGTTATGGATACACAAAAGCTAAACCGCGAAACAAAAGCTTTTATACAAACAGCTCACGAACTTGGATCAAACATCTTGGATGTAACCGAATCTGCTCGTCTCTGGGGTCGTATGTACAAGGATGTGAATGTTGTTCAGGAATTGGTTCGCCAATCTACCAAGTTATCTACAGTGGACATGGTTGAGCTTGAGGAAGCAACCAAGTCTATGGAGTCCGTAATGTCTCAATATGGTGTGCACATCAGCGATGCAAATGATGCCATGGTAATTGGTAACCGAGTACTTGATTCTTGGTCTAAGGTTGCCCATGATACTATGGCTCCAGCCCGTGACCTAGGAGCAGCCTTCCAACGTACTGGTAAGATAGCGGCAGAAACGGGTGTATCATTCGATGTGATGAACGGGCTGATCTCCTCTGGTGTGCGGAATACCGCTCTGTCAGGAGAGAACCTGGGCAACATGTGGAAAACGGTTCTGGGAACAATCCGGACGGATAAAGCCGTGGATGAGATTGAGCGTCTTGGTGTCAAGACCAAAGAAGTAGTCGATGGTGTTGAACAATGGCGTAAAGCCGAAGACATTCTATTGGATTTGTCCATTCAGGTGACAGACAAAAACTATGACCTCACACAATCCTATGCGGATATCTCACGCGGGGTATATCAATACGCAAAATTGGCTGCCTCTCTTAATGTGGGTGACATCCTGCTTGGTACGGCTGCATCTGTCGGTTCCACCGGCTCCACAATGCAGTATCTAACCGTTCAGATGGATACAATTCAGCGGAAGGCTGCACAGACCAAAACATCCCTCCTTGAGATTTTTAACACGGCTGGAGAAGACGGCCTTCGTCAGATGATCAAAGACGTACTAGATGGTATAGATCAACTCCTGATCGGATTAACTAAAATACCAACAGGTGTTTATGCCGCAACTGCGGGTTTGACTGGTCTATTACTTGCGTATAAAGCGTTGCGCGGCCCTGTTATGGCTGTAGTCGCTGCAATTGAAGTGCTAAATGTGGCTAAAGCGAAAGAAGCTGCTACAACGGTTGCTGGTACAGCGGCTACGGCTGCAAACAGTGCTGCGAATACAGTCAATATCGTTTCCAGTGAAGGAGTTATCGTCTCTACTGTGCAACAGACTGCTACAAGGGAAGCGCAAGTAGTCGCTACAGGAGCAGCTACTGTGGCTACTAGTGCCCTGAGTAAAGCGCAAGCTACAGCAACAATAACGATGGCCGCAGCAACTGCTGGATTATCCTTACTCGTAGGGGCAATTGCAATATTCGCATTTAAGAGTGGCGAAGCAGATAAGGCAGAGCGTGAAAGAATTCAGAGCCTTAAGGACAATGACTCAGCCAGTCAGCAGATGATCAGCCAATATCAACGGCAAATTGATTTGTTACCTAAAATGGTTAATGCACATAACTCACTTAAACAAATGATTGATAGTGGAACGCTATCTTCCAGTAAACAAGAACAGGCAAAGAGACAACTTGAAGATTTTTCTTTGATACCGCAGTTCCCGCTTTAGCCTGTTGAGCTGCAGTACGCGGTACCTGTACTCCGATCGTTTCAAACATCTCCTGCACAAACTGAGAACAGTCTGAAT